ACGTGATTTTAATAACGTAAGTGTTGCCAAATTATGTTCTTTTTGTTCTAATGTTTTACCAATAGATAATATAACGTGAGCAATTTGTGCTTTCTTAATTGAACCTCCCATTTGATCTCCTGTAACAACTTCAGATGAAATTGATTCACGATTACCTTGCGTTGCGGTCCATATTGCCATTTGAAATTCAGATGTCATAGACTCTAAACTTCTCATAACTGATCCTTCACCTTTCCATTCTTCACCATTAGTAGATTTATCGGTTGATACACAATCAACGTAATCTAATACTAATAAGTCAACTTTTTTACCTCCCTCTGAGTTCATCTTTCTGATTTTATTTTTAATCTCAGAAACTGTAACATTATCACTTGCCAATTTTAATAACTTCAAACTACCCTTTGATTTAGCCTGAGCCTCTTCAACTTTTGCTTTGACTTCTTCTTTAAATTCAGGTTGAGAGTCAGGAGCAATTTCAGTCCAAATCGTATAGTGTTTTCTTTTAATATTACCCGGATTGTCTTCAAAGAAAATCTGAACAACGTTATAACCTAAGTTATATGCGGTATTAGCAAACTTAGTAAGTAAGGTAGTCTTACCAGTACCCGTAGGTGCTAATACAACCCCTAATTCTCCAATCCCTAACCCACCCTTAAGTAAGTTGTCAATTCCCACAATACCTGTCGGTAATGGGTGTCTAAAGTCCTTTTCTAATGCTCCATCAATATCGTGAAATACATCCGTCGCTTCGTCATTGGAAATACCAACTTGTAACGCTTTTTGAATGATTTCCTCAATCTTATTGTAAGCTTCAAATTCACCACTTTCAATAATACTCTGTACACTTTTTAACTCTCTTTTCAAGTTTTGTTGTTTACAGAAATTAAGTGCCGTATCTTTTACATACTCAATTTGAGATTCGTTGTTTTTAATTGCTTCTAATGTGTCCACATGAATTTTAGAGGAATCTTTGTTACCACCTTCAGCCATGATTTTCTGTGCCAATGTATTGTAATCGGGGATTTTGTTGTAATTTTTATACAACTCCTTTGTGTTTTCCATAATAAATCTAAATGAGTTATTATCAAAAAACTTACTCTCTAATACATCAATAATTGTTTCTCCGTACTTCTTATCTTCAATAATTGCTTTGATAAGGGATTGTTGAAACGAAAACCCCAAATACCCAAAATTCCTTTCTTCCATAGTGTTTATTATATATTTTTTTTCTTATAATTCGTGTCCTAAATAACTTGTTTCCAATTCTTCCGAAGATAAAATATCCGTAAGATCGGAAAGAATTCTCTTCAATCTTGGTCGGATATCAACTGTATATCTTGCCTTTGGATGGTAAAGATATGCGGGGAACTGTCTTTGAATAAATACATCCTCCCCCAACTTAATTTCCAATAAAAAATGTTCTTTTTCTGGTGTTGCCGACTCATCCACAACCTCTGAATTGAGGATATAGTTTTGATTCTCACATAGATAGTTGGAACTTTTTATTTTCAAATCTTCCATAAAATCTTCACAAATATTTTTTACATAATAGTGAAGATCCATTGAACGTCTAGCTTGGTCAACATGATCTCTAACATTAAAAAATCTCTGACATACGATATGTCCTTCTAATGACAACAAGAATTCAAATTTTGTTATGTTGTCTTGGTTTTGGTAATCTCTACTCATAGGGTCTTACTTTAATTGTTTTTTTTATATTGTTGTTAATATTTTTTTCTTTTCTTGTTAATCTTAGAAAAGGGTTTAAAAAATTTATCCACGCATCTTCTGATTTTGGTAGTACATTGAAGAGTCCATCTTCTTGCATCATCTTCATTGCGTTTTTATATGATCTACCTTCTTGGTCTAATGATTCATTTATCAATAGGTTAATAACCTCTTTTGCGTCATCCGTTAAAAACGGTTCATCCAAACTTACAATTCTATTGTTTACGTCGAAGAATTCCTCACCAAGTACACCGTGTTTTGTAACACCTGTCAATAAATTAGCAATTAACTTATTATGTTTGTCTTGTTCAAATAATTGGTTACATCTATCTTTAACCTGATCAACCGTGATTGGTTGATTTTTTAGTTCAGGAACCAAAGATAAAAATCTTTTAAGCCCCATTCCTCTTATTCCTGCAATGTTATCTGATGAGTCTCCACATATCATTTTAACCAAACGAACATTCTCTATGAGAATTTCTTCGTGTTCGTAAACGATTATATCATTCTGTGAATATAATTTCCTGTGTGAAGGATTGTAAACTTGTGTGTTTTCTGAAACGAGTTGAGTTAAATCCCCGTCTGATGAATAAATAATTTTTCTTTCTTCGGGTGAGTTTTGAGTATAGTAAGCGATGTTGTCATCAGTCTCACAATACTCAAATTCCCCTTGTCTTACATATAGTTCTTCAAGATATTGTTTAATTCTATCTCTCTGATATAAGTAAGATTGTAAATCTTCTTCTGTTCTAACTCTTTGTCTTCTGTTTTCCTTGTAGTGAGAATAAATTGTTCTTCTACTTTGTGATCCTTCTTGACCGTCCCAAAAAACAACGATCTTGTCTAATTGGTATTCCTCAAAAGATCTTCTTAGGGTGTTTAGAAAGTGGTAGATACCACCAATGTGAGTTCCCTTATAAAACACATTCTTCGCTCCGTAATAACCAATAGTTAATAGATTATCCCCATCAACAAGTAAAACCGACATTTGTTAAATTTAAAGATCACTTTCTTCTGTTACAACTTCTACGTCTGTGATGTCTGTAACATTAACACCTAACATCTTACTGATGTAATCACCACTTTCTTTTTTATAATCCTCGATAGATTTCTTTTCTTCACCATCTTCTCTACCTGGCATAAATCCGTGTGATGTAACCAAGATACGTCCATCCTCATATCCTAAACCATTGATGTGGTTTTTCATAATTGAAATTTTCGTTCTTGTTGCAATTTTTACTTTTCTCTTATCTTTTGTGATAGAGATTTTTGTTGTTCCCGCTCCTTTTTGATTTCCAAATAAGAATACGATACTTGAGTTTAACCAAATTGCTTCTCCGCCTTTTGCTTTAATCTTCGGTTGTCCGAAAGGATTATCTGGCAATTCTACCCAAGGTTGGTTAACAATGATTAAAGTGTTTGTATAAGGTTTATCTGTTCTTCTTGAACCTGAAATACGTTGGTTGATACCCATTCCAATTTTGTCCGCTAAAACCGACGCATTGTGTTGTTTACCACCTTTACCATCGTAAGTCATTTTACATGGAACTGAACCTACCGAATCCCATAAGATTAATAAATCGTGAGGTAAATCTCCTTTCTCTTGCGCATCTATTAGTTCATTAATATAATCTGTGATTTGTTCAATGTACTCAAAGTCGCTATTGAAAAGATAATCTCCGTTTCTATCAAACCCCATCAATTCAGCATGATCCCAACTCCATTTCTGTTCAGTAATAATAAACACAGGAACAACACCTTTCTTTTGAGCATCCACCGCTGACTTAACAAGTGCGGTTGTTTTACCCGTATCGCTATGTCCTAATAACATATTGATGTGACCCATTGCAGGACCCGGAATACCACATGCGTCCAAGAAGGCATTACCCAAATCGAAGAAACGATCTGGTTTGTACTCGGCTTCTTTTGAGAATTTCTTCTTAATCGCCGAAAAGTCTGTTTTTTTAATACCTGCCATAATTTGTTTTTAAAAATGGGGTTTCTGACGTTATCTCCACCCCTCCGTTAATAATTAGAATGGTAAATCACCATCTACATCTGCATCGTCTTGTGGATCAACAACAGGAGTTGAAGACTTCGGTGCTCCGATAGTTTCTTCTGTTGTTAAATTAGAAACCCATTTGTTACTTGTTGAATCCCAACGTGGAACTTCACCTCTTGCAACCATTTCCAAATAATCTTCACCCTTTTTAGAGTAAACATCAGACCAAGTCAATTCATCGTCTAACCACGTTTTTGCAACGTCTGCGTCAGTGTGTAAAGGACTTGGGTCGTCGTTTAATACTGAATTGATAACTGTGTATTCTTTACCTGTACCAGCTTTTGTTAAAGCTAAAGACAAGATTAAATCACGGCCATTTTCAGGATTGGTAACATCACCTTTGTTACGGAAGATTGGGAAGATTTTGTCAATAACACCATCACCTTTGTGATTATGTTTAAATCTCCAAAATTTAACTCCATCAGCTTCATGATCGCGATCGATCACTTTAACGATATAAAACTTGCGAGAACGGTATGTGCGAGCTAATTCTTTATCAGAATCAACACCACTCATCATTAATCCTTCACAAACTTCATTTAATGGAGAACGTTTTCCTTCTTGCGCTGGGTCATATAATTTAACCCATTTTCCGTCCACCTGAACTTCGTGGAACTTTACCTCTACGAATGGTGAAGAACCATCTTTTGTAGGTAAAATACGGATACGTCTTTCTTCACCTTTAGAACCCTTAGGTAATACGGTTGTAAAATAACGCTTTAATCTATCCTCGGAGGATATCTTGTTGTTGTTGCCACTTGTGGCGTTTTTGTTTTTCTCGTACTGTGCAAGTACTGCATCAAATGTACTCATAGAATTAAAATTTAAATTATAAAATCATTTATACTAAAATATACATAAAAAAACCCGGACTAAAAAATCCGGGTTAAATTATTTTCAAAGTATTTTTTTGATTACTCTAATGTTAATAGATATGTTATTTTATTTAATAATCCCAAAATTTCATCACGTATATTCATTATATCCGTATCTGTTAAATCGAACTCATTATTCCATTGTATCAACGCCTCTTTAGATGTTTGTAACATCTCTTTTAAGTCCAATTCGGTTAAATTCACAATGTTTAATGTTTTATCTTCATTCTCCAATGTAAATCTACCATACTTACCCATCGCAGCCTCAGCGAAAGTATCTGTCAAATCGACTAATCCTTCGTACAATTTATCAAAAGCTTTATGTCTTGCATAACCTTTGGTTTGCCAATGGTTAATCTTAACTTGAGCCTGAAGTTCCATTAGGAACTTTATTTTAGAAGCTATATTCATCTTTCTGATCTTCTTGGTTAAATGACGATCTTATTTGATCAACAGGGTAATTTTCAACATCGTCCTTAGTTAATACATATTCATTCTTACCACTTGCTCTCATTTCACCTTGTTTGTGAGCAAAAAACTCTTGTGGTTTTTCGTTAAACGGATATGAATCCAAAGATCTCATTTCCAATTTCTCAACTTCACTTTTAGGTTTATTAGCCTCAACTGTTGCACCTAATTGATCAATCTTAGCCATAACTTGATCCATTTGAGCCAACTTACTTTCTAAATCATTCAATTTAGTGAATACGTCATCCATTTTATTAATAACTGCGGAATTGTCTTGTTTATTATTTTCAAGATCGTTTTTGATATTTTTAGTCATATTAACTAAATCTGTAATATCAATTTCTTCCGTGTCACCACCCATTGGATCGTCCATTGGAGTTGCACCCATTTCATCACCTGGAGGTGGAGGTACTTCG